TGGCGGAGCAGGTGTCTCCAAGGAACCGCGACCTGTTGGCGCAGGCTACGGGGCGGGCTGTCGATTCCGACGACTTCAATGACCTGTTGGCTAGGGGTATTCAGGCGTCGTGGAAAGACGAGGTGTGGGCCGAACTTGCCCAGACGGCTGCCATCAAGGGACAGGACCCGACTGCCGCCTTGAATGCGTTGAGGCGTTCGGGGCGCGTTCCGATTGAACGCGCGTTCGTGCCCAAGTGGATCACAACCAAGCCGGTGTTGCCGGGTTTGATGGTGGGGATCATGTCGTCTCCGGGGGTCGTGGCTGGCAGGATTTCTAGGAGTGCGTTGGGTCGGGCTGCGGGGACGGTCTTCAATGATAACGTGACTGAGGTTGCTAATAAGATCATGCGGGAGGCGGATCGGAAAGATCCGATGTATAACGCTTTGATGAATCTGGGTGTCACGACTGATAGTGCGAGGGCGGCGTCTTCTGCTCGGCAGGGGATCTTTGTTTCTGAGAGAACTAGCGCGACTCGTCGGTGGATTGACGGGGCGGTATCCCCGCAGGGTGGTTTCAGGAAGGGCGGTAACAACTATCGGCTGATGGGTAGTTTTGTTGATTATCCTTTGGAGTCGTTGGAGGCTGCGCTTGAAGAGATGCGTGATGAAGTAGCCGGTGGACCCATGTTGGAGGGTTTGCGGGAATGGGCGGCTGGTTGGGCACGACAGGGTGTCGATGTACCAATCGGCACGGTTGACGACATCTGGCGTTTAGTGGAGTTGCGTCAGAGGTGGCGGACTGGCGTTGCAAACAACAACTTTGCGGCGTTGTTGGAAATCTTTGGCCCCGACAGCGATCTGGTTCGTGAGATGGAGAGAACGCTGAGGATGTCCGGGGATTATTCGCCGGGCATTATGACCCGACAGGGGCGTTTGGCGCTGATGGGCAACGGTAAAGACGGCCAGTTGTTGAACCCGCACTTCGGGGGCAGGGAAGCGGATGAGTGGTGGCTTTCTGAGCAAACCCAGATGGGGGATATAACCAAGAAGGAGCGGGCGAAGGGGCGAACGGACGAACCGTTTGTTCCCGATCCGAAGGATGAAAAGTTCCGGGGGAAGGTGAAGGGGCGGTTCTCGCGCAGGCGTTCCATACATGGGCCGTTCTTTGATTCCGATGCGGTGCCTAGCGTTACGCTTGGTCGGGTGGGCGTTCCACGCCATGTGGGCGCGGAGGAAGGGGTGTCGCGTGGGCTACACCCAACGGCCCCCACCCGAGAGGAATGGCTTCGTACCGGCGGTGGTCGGCCCGGTGACCCTCCGAGTGCAGGCCCGCAGGGTGACGCGATACGGCCATTGCCTGCGGAACCAGATCAGATGTTGGAGGCGGTAACGGAAGCGGTGGTGGGGCCAAGGCTGGGGATCGACTTCGAGCCAAGAAGCCTTGACGACTTCGTTGAATCCAAGTCGCTGATCGGCGAGGGTACAAAGTTGAAACTGGGCGGTGTGGGACTGGACGGCAGTCCTGTGATCCCCGCTGACGTTGACAAGATGGCTCTCTTGAAGTTTATGGACCCAACCCAGTTTGAGGCGCAGGTAGACAAGCAGGTACGGAAGTTGCTCAACGAGCGCGTCGCCGCGCTCGCTGAGCGAGGTGGCGTCGACCTAGACAAGTCCGCGTTCAAGGGGCTGTCTAACCAGCAGTTTTCGGAGAAACTAGGTGTTCCCTACGAGGCTGTTAGACAGCAGGCAATAGACGAGTTGAACGAGTTGGAGTACCTGTCGTTCCGTTTGCAGCGTGGAACGGACGACGTGTTTGAGTACAGGACGAGAGAAGGCGCCGATGAAACGGTGTCTTTGCGTGAGGTTTATGCCGCACGGGGGTGGACGGATCCCGTCAACCGTTTCGGTTGGGGGGAGCGGCAGCAGTTAGATCACCTGTTGCATGGGTTGCGGATGCTTGACGAAGGCACGTCTACTTACGTGTTGGATCTGCCGTTGCGTGAAGCCATGTGGGTGCGCGGTATCAGTCAAGACGTTCACATGCGAATCTTTGAGCGGAAGTTGAATGATGCGGGCATCATTTTTTCTACGACAGAGTTTGACGATATAACCCGTGCTTACCAAGTGTTCATGGAGCGGACTGCGGCGTGGTCGGCGTATGGGGCCGGGGGGCCGAGGATTCCGAAGAACATGTCTGTGGACGAGTTCGTTCGGAGGATCACAGGACAGGAGGCTCCGGCGGGGGCGCGTCCCCCGAGGCCCGGCGGTGATCCGTGGTTTGATGAGGCTGGGAAACCGATCTCTCTTACCAAGTTTATGCAGTCGCTTCCTGAGGGGTCGCGGTGGAGGAAACTCGCGCAGATTTATAGCGAGGCGGTGAATAAGACATCCTCCAAGAAGGCGGAGCGGGCGGCGGCGAAGATTCGCGGTTTGGAAGTTGATACTCCCGAGGTTCGGGCGCAAATGGATGAAGCCAGTGCTGCTGTGCAGGACGCTGTGGACGATTTGCAGCGGCTGGCGATGGAGATTGAGTCTGCACAGACGGTGATGATGGCGTCGGTGCGCGCCATAGATCCTGATGCGACGTTGGGGGATTTGTTTACGGAGAAGTTGCTGGAGTCGTCGTTGAGGGTGGCGAACCATATTCCCGATTTGGATGGCACGTTGATTCGGGAGTGGGATGTGGTCCGCTGGGCGGACATGACGAAGCGGTCCGAGAACGTGCTCACATATCTGAATAAGGTGCGGGAAGAGTTGGCGGCTGTTACGCAACGCGGCCCGGAGGGCGAGCGGCTTATCGGGCGCCAGTTGACATCTCCGGCTGAGGAAGCGGTGCGTACTGAGCGTGCGGTGGCGTTGCAGGATCAGCGTGCCGTGGTGGCAGCGTCAATGGGGGTGGCGGTGGATTCGCCTATCCCGGAGGGTCGGCGAACGTGGCGTCGTTTGATGGCGTATATCTCTCCTGCAGAAACCGGAACTCGGAAACGCACACCCGAGTTGGCTCCCGATGAGGCCAGAATCTCTTGGGGTGCTGACGTTAGCGTGGTGCCGACCGATCAGCACCGTTACAACAAGGGCGGGTTCCGGTTCTGGAAACCACCGGGTGGTGGCCGCATTGTGGTGCGGCGAGAGACTGAAAGGTACGGCATTGAGTCCGGCTGGATACAGGTGGGGCGTCCAGACAACGCCGATGCGTTGATTGCGAGCGCGTACGGTCGGGACGCTGTGGAGCGTGGTGTGAATCCGACTTTGCGTGGTGAGGATATTCCTGCTGCGGATCGGACTCTTATCAAGATTGAGAATCCGTATCCGGAGGCGAAGGGTGTTTCTCCACGTCCCGGGGCGTCGTTGCCCACCGAGCCACCCGAAGACTTGGTTGTACCGGAGAAACTACTTGAGGCTGCCGAGTTGGCCATAAGGAGGGGGTTTGCGTCGGCCGAAATGATACTCAACTCATCCTTGAACGTGAAGGGGATTCACAGGGCTAAGCGCATGATTGGGCTCTTGGAGGACATGGGCATTGTGCAACCGACGAGCGGTCGGCACGGGAGAGTTGTGGTGGCGAAAGAGATTCCTGAGAACTTCGACGAGTTGGCCATGGACGCAGTTGCTGCGGAAAATGAACGCGCTGCCGCTAAGCAGATGGAGTTCGAGGACGCTGTTCGTGCCGGGGAGGTGCAGGATCCGAATGCACTCCGCCCGGCGATTCCGGGGGGTAGGCTTGAAGTCCGGTTCGATCCGTATAGCAGCACGGAGATAGATGATGTTGGTGCCGGGTTGGTGGTGCTTCGGCGGGGATTCTCCGCAACGGGTCCAAGGGACGCGTGGGATGACGTTTACAGGGCCATCGTGGGTCCAAACAGGACTTTGGATGAGGCGCTTGTTGACCCGACTGCCGGTGAGGGTGCGTTGTTGGAGTTCTATGCGTCGCATTTCCCTGCACGATACGCGACGGGTAGACCGCCGAGGTCGGCTGGCCCCAACCGCAACTATGTGTGGATGGGGAAGGATGAACTGTTCGCCATGAAGGTGATGAAGCGTGCGGCGACGTTGCGGAGAATCCAACTTGAGGCTGCCGCCGGTGATTCCCTCAAGGCTGCCGATGAGCGGTTCCTCACAAAGACGATGGGGTACCGTACCGTGGGTGAGGCGTTGGAGAACATCGACGACGATGTTCTCGTGTTGGCCGAGTTGGGGTTGAACCCGTTTGCCAAACGGGTGGAGACGGGTGCCCGAATAGTTGATGGGGATATTGCCCGTGAGCCAACAGCCCGGATGGTTCCGGGCGAAACCGCAGAAGAGGTCGCAGCCTTGGTTGCTACCGCTCAGGAGCGGATGCAACGGGTCGCATCCCGGCATGGTCTGGACACGGCGGGCGGTAAGGGGATCACAGCGGCGGAGTCGGAGGGGCTGGTCGATAAGGCGTTGGCTGACGTGTTGGCTATGGGGAAGCGTAGGAGCAAGGTTCGGTCTGTGGTGAAGGAGGTGGATGCTGAGGCGGCGGCACGTGTCGCTGCTGATCCTAATGTGCCTTCGGAGATTGCTGCGCTTCCTTGGACGGAGCGCGACTTGTCTGTTCTGGATGGGATCTTTGCTGATCTTGCGGAAGAGATTGAGGGTCCGGTTTCTCTCTTGCGTGATGATCTGATTCCGTTGATGCTTCGGTTGAAGGAGCAGAAGATGGCGACGGATGAGACGGTGGAGGCGGCTGAGAAGTTGTTTGAGATTCTGTCTGATCCGGGTCCGACTGGATCGTTTGTCAAGGGTGCTAGTCCAAGGTGGGGGCCTGAGACGGTGCTGGGCAAGTATGAGCAGATCGTGGATGACGTGAAGCGTTTGGAAGATTTCTTTGGTCTGCGTATCAGCGGTGAGGGGAGGCCCGACTCTGCGAAGTATGCGTCTACGAGGCAGTCGCCGATGGGGTCGGAGCGACCGTTCGGGCCGCTCCCTGCGATGCAGCCTTTCTTGAGGGAGAAGTTGCGGCGGGCCTATGGGGTGGTTCCGCCGGGTCCGGACAGTCCTGCGGTTCGAGAAGCCTCGTCTCGCTTCGAGGCGGGGCCGTTTGCGGAAACCGTCAAATCAGTAAAGGGGGTGCTGGGTAGGGTCATATCGGGAGCCGGGAAAGAACTGGTGGGCCCGTTACTGGATGATCCTGTGTTGCGTGCGAAGTGGACTGCTCTAGCGAGAGCGTACGCTGAGGTGCTTGAGTATCAAGCAGACGAAGTGATAGCGAAACAGGCCATCTGGGACAACCTCAACGTGGAGTTGGACGCGACAAAGAAACTGAGAGAGAACGCGCGGGAACTGGCGAAACAAGAAGGCACGTTGGCGGAAGAAACGGAGAAGGCTGCCGCCCTTCCGGCGAAACTGCAAAGAGACTTGGACAAGTTGGTGGCTACGGAACGGGCGGCACGCCCGGATCTTTCTGGCCCTGAACCGGCAGGGTTCCGTGTATTCGAGGAAGGCGAAGGCCCGTTGCCGGGCGGCATGCTGGGCGCAAACGGTCCGGCACCACTGCTGGAGGGGGCCACGCCGACGGATGTTGTTCAGGCCATGGCGCTTGGTCACGACCAAGCCCAGTTGGAGTTGGCTGAGATCGCCTACTATTCCGGTTTGACCGAGCAGATGCTGGCGTTGCTTCCCGAGAAGGAAGCAACTGCGGTACGTAAACGCATCCTTGACGAACTTGCTTCTGACCCTGCCATCAACGATACTGTTCGTGAACAGATCGTGGAGAACGGTTGGTTGGGGGCGCAGGCTAGGAAGGCGTATCTTCGTGACCAAGGACCGGACGGTCCATTGCATTGGATGTACGGAGGCAAGACTACTACTGCTTTGGATCCGACGAGGATCCCGGCGGAGGGGCTACGCGAACTCCTAGCGGAAGGCACCCGGATGTGGGGTGCGAATCTGATCGCTTCGGCACCCGACCGGGAGGTCGCCAACCTGTGGACCGAAACCGTGACCGAAGTATTGCAGGCCGCGCAGAAGTCAACGGACCGGGAACAGGTCGGCGAGTTGCTCGTCGGGTACGACAAGGTTCACAACTGGTTGAAGGCACAGTTGGTGGCTACGCCGGGGTTCGTTATGCGAAACATGCTGGGCGGTGTGACCAACATGTGGTTCAAGGACATTCCTCCGACGGAAATCATTCGGACTGGAAGAATGATGCAGAAGGCTTACCGTGCCGGTGACGGCGATCTCGTTGCCGGGGTTCGGGTAATGGCCGAGCAGAACCCGAAGTCGCTTTCGTGGGGGTACATGCAGGATCTGGTCAACACGGGCGCCCACTCCGGTGGTCAGGCAGCGTCCGCTGTGGACGTTGGCATGGTGGGGCGCAGCCGCAGAGAGTTCTATATCGGGCAGAGGACGATAGATAAGCCGGGTATGCGTGTGGTCTATTCGCCGACCTCGCCGGAGTTTGCCCCTTGGGCTGCTGTCAGGCACGCCAACACATTCGCCGAAGAGGCGATGAGGTTGGCTACCGGGATGCACGCCATGAAGGTATGGGGTGATACAACGGAGGACGCCTTGTACATGATTCACAAGTTGCACTTCGATTACGGCAAGTTGTCAGACATTGAACGCAAGGGGATGCGCCGGGTGTTCCCGTTCTATACGTGGACGCGAAACAACCTGCCGTTGCAGGTGGAGTTCATGGCGAAGCATCCGGCGAAGTACAATCGCATGTTCTCGTTGAAGCGGGAGATGGAACGCAACACCCCGGAGGAAGGAACCGTTCCTCACTATTTCTTGGAACCGTTCGGGATACGGTTGCCTTTCCAGATTTCTGGTGCCCAGACGTACTCGGTGCCCGACACTCCGTTTCAGGATTTGCTCCGCTACGACCCGTCTTACGGTGGCATTGGTAGCACGATAGAGCAGTTGGTGTCACAGGCGACCCCGATTGCGAAGGTGCCGGTGGAGTATTGGGCGGGCAAGCAGGTGTTTGCGGGGATCCCGTTCTCTGAGCGGTATCAGCAGGTTCCGGCTTTGATGGAGCGTGTGCCGGGGTTGATGCACGCGTTGCAGCAGATTGGTTGGGCGCAGCGCAGCAAGAAGGGCGAGTGGAAGATGCAGGATAACCGCATCTATCTTGTCGGGAATCTGATGCCTTACATCGGTGTGTTGCAGCGGGCTATTCCGGGGTTGCCGGGGCGGGAGAAGCGGAAGCAGGAGCGGTACATTTCTGCTCTCATTTCGACGTTGGGTGGTTTGAGTGTGCGGATGAATACCCGGTATGAGCAGGAGAGTGAGCGGGTGCGGCGTGAGATTGAGCGGCATCTTTCCCGGCGAAATCAGAGGGATGTGGATCAGCGCACCCGGTAGCCGGGACATAGCGGGTATACAGTATGAAGTACATTTCTCGTCAGCAGTGGGGGGCTAAGCCTCCGGCGACACGTAGCGGCAGGTTCACGTCGTTGCGTGGGGGTCGGGTTCGTGGGGTGGTTATGCATCATTCCGGCGTGGAGGGCGGTCCTAAGGGTTCGTCGGCGGTTCATGCGTTTGAGGGTCATCATTTGCGTAAGGGTTGGGATGGTATTGCGTACAACTGGCTTGTCGATGAGACGGGAACTATCTTCGAGGGTCGGGGATGGGGGGCACGTGGTGCGGCCACCAAGGGGTGGAACGCCAAGTCTATTTCTGTTTGCTTCACTGGTCACGGTGATACGAGGCCCGGATTGCAAACCCTTCGTTCTTTGAGCAACGTGGTTGCTGAGGCTCAGAGTCGTTTCGGCGGCGGGCTGTGGGTTTCAACGCATCGACGCAAGGGGTCGACTACGTGTCCCGGTGACTGGTTGGGGGACTGGGTTGAGGCGGGGATGGCTGTCACTGAGAATCCGTCCAGTGTGGACTGGGCAGGCATCATCGCCTACTTTGCGACCTTGCGAAAGCAGGTGGAGGGGCGCCCGTTGGGGCGTTGGTGGCCTAACACGAGACGTGGGGAGGCTGTGCGGTTGACGCAGCGTCGTCTACGGGAGAGAGGATTTTCTCCGGGCGCCGCCGATGGGGTGTTCGGGAAGCGAACCGCCGATGCGGTTCGTGCCTTTCAGGAGACGCAGGGTTTCTTGAAAGTGAACGGGGTCGTGAATGTGAACACGTTTGCGACCCTGTTCGTCCAATAGGTTATCGGTGGGGGTTCCCCCCACCTATAAGGAGGAAGTATGCCGAAAGGTAAAGGTTACGGTCCCACGTTTGAGGAGACATTCGGCAGTCAGGATGACCAGCCGTACAACTCTACGTCTTCGTTCAACATGTGGGACATGTCGCAGAAGGCTAAGAAGGCTGCCGCGTATCTGCGTGGCACTAACTTGGGGAACGCCAACTCTGGCGGACGCCCCTTCGGGAAGTAGGGCACCATGAGGGATGGTTCAACGCCTAGGGCGGTGAAGGCCAGCCAAGTTTTGGTCACAAGTAATACGCGAGGCAACGGGATCGGCAGTGTCGGGTCCCCGTCTAAGAGTGGCGCCCGCAGGGCGTTGAGGGATTAGTCGTGCCGAAGAAGCCGCGACGACCAGTGTACTGATCGTGCCGTTGAAGCGCGGCAAGAGCCAGAATGCGATAGCGCATAATATCGGTGTCTTGATTTCGGAGGGGTATCCTCGGGATCAGGCTGCTGCGATTGCACACGATCATGCTAAGCGTTCTAACAAGGGGAAGAAGAAGTGAGCGATGTACTGGAGCGGGCGGTGTGGACTTTTGTTCAGGCGTTCGCATCTGTTCTTGTGGTTTCTGACTTGTCTACGTTCAGGGGCGCGGCCCTTGCGGGGGCGGCTGCTATGCTGTCGGTGATGAAGACAGTAGCGCGCGACCGGTTGGGGTAAACGTGGACGCCTCCGAACTCTCCGTCAAATGGGATGCCTTTATGGAGGGTGAGGGTGAGGTGATCCAGCAGGAGATCTACGATCACCTGCAAGACATTCCTCACTTGTTGGATGTCAACGATGGCATTCATGCCAAGTGGACGCCGGATCACATGCTGGGGGTGCTTCTTGTTTTCAGCGAGGAAGAGGCGGAGTGTTTGTTTGATGCGTTCCGTGCCGCGTTAGAAGGGGTGCCGGAAGCGGGTGCAGCATTTGCCTGTTGGACAACTTCTTTGATGGGGTTGCTGAGGCAGGCTTTATCGGATCAGTGGTCTGACGACTCTTAGTCTCTTTTGATCCAGCCGCGCATTTCCGGATCGTTTGATAGTACGTGAACTAGGCGCGCCTTTATGTGGTCGCGTCGCCGGGCCAAGGTGGTCTTCGGTATACCTAGTACGGCACCGGCCTTGCGTAGCGACACTCCTTCGATGAGTAGGCGTTCTACGATCCACCGGTCTTCGGGCGGCAGTGCGTCTATTGCGCGCCCTAGTGCTTCCCTCAGGGAGAGCGTTTCTTCTAGGGATGCCAGCCGCTCGTGGGCGCCGGGGGGCGCCCGTAGTAGCCCTTCCATTTCGCTGGTGTCGCGCTGAGGGAAGAGTACCCGTACCTTGGGGCTGGTTTGGTTGCGGGCAAACCAGTCGTCAAAGTCAATCGGACGAACCTGCGGTTCCTTCATCATCCGCATCAGCGTACCATACCGGGACGTTTAGTTGCTCTTGGGCGATGACCCGTGTCTTCTCCGGGTCATAATCGGACGGTGTTCCTTTTTCCCACGCCTCGTCGTGGTCGATCCATCCAAGCATTTCGCATGCACGAAACTCGGGAACGACAGGACGCACTACCCACAGGATCAGTCCCTGCCCCAACTGGCGTTGCCTGACGGCGGCGTTCGTGCTGGTGCGTACCCTACGCACCTCTATGTTGGTCCCCACGTCAGGCAGGTGCCGGTAGGAGTTGTGGTCTGATTTGTGCCAGACGTGACCGGACCAGTATTGGTTGGTTACCCTTGCGACGGCCAGTTCTCCGACGCATGCTGCGACCTGTGCTGTGCGGTCGTCTTCCATACGCTTCTTGTCGTAGTGGGCGGCATCTCGTTTCCCCCAGTTCTCAATGAACCGGCGAGCCCCCACGTGTGAAGCCCACTCGTATTCCCATGGCAACAGTTCAACTAGAAACATCGGTTCCTCCGTCGACTTTCACTGCTGTGATCCGGACGATCTGTCCGTCATCATCCCAAGCAACCCCATTCAGGGCGTCAAGGGTCAGTTTCACGTAGTTGTCTAGGTCACCCCGCAGGGTGCGCGCCCCGTGTGGGGATGGCAACACGTGCAGGATCGTTTCGGTTGGGCTGTATGCGACGTATACCTCCAAGGGGCCGCTGAGTGTTTCTCCTATCTGTTTCGACCACGCTTCTGCTACGTGGGATTCTTCTTCCAGAGTAGACTTGGGGGTAAAGACTTTCCCGCCCTTGCTGTGGCGCGGGCGTGCCTTCACCTTGGGTCTTCTGGATACGGTTATCGTGTGACCAATCATTGGTTGCTCCAAGTATCACGCCATGTTGAGGGTGGGTGGAAGGCTTCGACCTGTTCTTTGTCTAGGGGCGACTGGTACGGGCGCATCACGTGGATGCACGGTTCGCCGCCATTGAAGAGTTCGTTGTTTTCCATCAGTGTCATCGGGGTGCCGTCGTGCGTGTCGCACACGGGTGGTCCGCAGAACCCCAGTTCGATTCCTTGCTTGAGCCACTCATCGAACGATACCATCCTATTTACCTACCCGTTTCTGTGCGTTTTCGACGGTGGTTCTCAACCACTTCTCACCATCAGGTCGGGCAGCATACTTGCCGCCCCAGCCCACGTCGGCGGAACGGAGTTCCTCCAACGTGCGGGCTGCCGAATGGCCATCCTTTAGCATGGCACACGCCAAGGAGAACAGGGTGGATGAGCGATCCCCTTCGGGTTTCCCTGATTCTGGACGCGGACCATTGGATCTGATTACGGCTGCTAGCCCTGTCAGATCCCCTGCGGTACTGGTGACCCCCCAGTCTGTGGCTGGGAGGGCCTCAGGAGGGCTGTAAAGGGCGCTGACGGGCCTCCACGTTGCTGGCGTGCAGCGGCTCTGGTGTGCCAGTTTCACGAATGTTTCCATCGGGATCTCTGCGCCCCCCGAGAGGATCACATTCCGGTCCGGTTGTCGGCCTGCCGGGTAGGGCAGCCGCACACCGTTGCCCCACCCCCTGCCTGTCAACTCAGTTTGCTTGGGGTTGATCTCCTTGATGGGTGCGTTCACCACCTGACACATGGCGAGAAGCCCGTTGCGAACATCTGCCGCTGGAAGCCCCCCGGTAAAGAACACCCACACATGGTACCCCTTGGAACGTGACCGTTCGATCCACCCCTTGGCACCCATGCGGTCCAACGCCAGTTCAAGGTTCTTGGCGTGGATCAGGGATTCCTCGTCGCCTTCGTCGAAGTCGACACACCCCCAGTAAACATGGTGGGTGTCGGGACAGAGGGGGTACACACCGATGGGTGCGTCAGCGTTGGTTAGGTGCTGACGGCACTCTGCTAGGAATGTCTCTCCTAGCGCGGTGACGCGTTCCCCTGTTGGTAGTTCCAGTGGACGGAACCCGTCGCTAACGCCGGGTCGGTCTGTTGCAATGGCGCCGCCGCGAAACAGTAACGCAAACGTCAGGGCCGGGTCGCTGGTGTTATCTTCCGTGTTCATTGTTTGTCACCTACCGATCCGGGTATCAGTTCCTCCCAGTAGGGATGGACTTGGCCGCAGAGCGGGTCCAGATAATAGACCTGATCCACGAGCCTTGCGGTGCGCTTGTTCTTGCACAGGTTTACGTTGATGGAGTTGGCATGATACTGCGTCTCCCAGTCTGACAAGTCCTGCCGGTCTTTCTGACGGTAGACTTCCAAGACAAAGATGGCTTCCTGCTCACCCCCGTAACGTCCGGCATACAGTCCGGCTGCCTTCCCCTTCTCACCGGCGCCGCGCCCAGCCTGATGGACAAGACCGACCGGGACACGCTGGGTTTTAGCCCAGCGTTTCACGGCCTGAGCCTTTGATGTCACACCCGTGGAATCGGAATCGCCGCCGGGAAGCAGTTCGAGATAGTCGATCATTATGAACGACGGGTTACATCCCCACCACTCACGTGCCTCTTCCATCACGTCACCCATGACGGGCAACGGTATGGACTCG